CAGGTTCTACTGGTGGCTCTTCAGGTTCTACTGGTGGCTCTTCAGGTTCTACTGGTGGCTCTTCAGGTTCTACTGGTGGCTCTTCAGGTTCTACTGGTGGCTCTTCAGGTTCTACTGGTGGCGTTGGTGGCTCGACTGGAGGCTCAACTGGTGGGGTTGGTGGTTCAACAGGTGGAGTTGGAGGTTCTGGTGTTGGGTCAGCAATAAGTATTTGAGTAGCAACTACGCTTGAATATTTAGCAAGTGAATCATTGTCTGAACGAACACTGATTTGATATGTAGTATCTAATCCACCAGTTGACTCGAACAAAGATGCTGAAAGAACAATGCTTGTATTAAGAGCATTGGCATCTCCTGCGTTACCAGTTGCAATTCCCCAGCCGCTATCTCCAACAGACCATGAAATTGCATAACGCTCTGGAGAAATTATTCCTGAAGGTGGGTCCCAAGAAACTTGAACATCGCCATTTTCTAATTGTGTGACAACAATGTTTGATGGTGCCTCGATAGGGCTTTGAAGAATGACCTCTTCTTGAACTGTTGTCTGTGCAGTTTGAACAGCAGCAATGGCCTCTACTGTCTTTGTTATTGCAATCTGTGCATCTGCTACAGCAGTCTCCATTGCCTCTACTGCTTGTTCAGCCTCTACTAAGTCTGCCTGTGCATCTGACAAATTTTGCTGGGCAGCGTCTTCTTCTAAATCTAAAACTTCAAGTTCATCTTGTTCCTGCGTAAGAGTTGCTTCAGCAGCGGCCAAAGTAGAAAGTTGTTGTGAAGTTGCACTCGACTGGGTAAATGCTGAGCCTGGAACTATTACATTTCCTGCTCCCAAGTCCCAGAAGAACTGGACCCAAGCGCCACCACCGTTTTCGTAGTACCAAAGAACAAAGTCCATAGGGTCATCGGCTACAACGTTATAGGTCTGTGTGGAACCGCCCCCACCCTTGTCATACCAATCATTTATAACGGTAGTTCCATCAAGAACTACCCTCACTCCATCATCCGCTGGAGCGTGTAAAGAGATAGTTCCAGTTACAGGAGCAGTAAGTTGTCCAGAATATTTAACGATTACATCTTCACCACGACTAGAGCCAGCAACTAGTCCGCCACCCCACTGTTCGTTAATTCCATCTGTGTCTGTAGTGGTGTGAATGGGAACAGCGTTTGTAGGAAGAGTTGGAGCATTGTTTTGCCCATTAACGTTATAAACCTCTACCTTCAACCCAGGGGATGTAGCAGCATCAACTACTGCTTGAGCCGCTGCTTCTGCTGTAGTTGCACTAGCAACAACAACTTCTTGAGCATCTACTGCTGCTTGCGCTTGTGCTAAAACTTCTGTTTTATCTGCAACTACTGCCGCTGCTGCTGGCTCTGTCAGTGCTGTTTGAGCAAGAGTCTCTGCTGTCTGCATAGATACTGTTGCTGTCTCGATGGCTTCTTGCGCCTCAACTACTGCGTCAACAGCAGCATCAACTACTGCAATTATTTCTGTCTTTTGTAGTGGCAAAGCATCTGATGAAGTAACAACTGTCTGTAGTGTGTTAGATGCTTGCTCAATCGCTGCTGAAGAAACAACTACTTGTGCTTTGGCAACAACAACAACTGCCTCAACTACAGAGGCGGTTGCTGTCTCGGAAGAAGAGAGAGCAGTAGTTGCTGCTGTTTGCATAGTTGTTGTAGCAGTGGTGGCTGCTGTCTGAGCAGAGGTCTGGGCTGTTTGTAAACTTGAAAGAGTTCCTTGCGCTGTAGAGAGAGTTGTTGTCGCGGTGGTCTCTGCTGTTTGTAGCGTTGTGAGAGTGCTTTGCTCTGTAGATAAAGTTGTTGCTGCTTGCTGAGCCGCTGCAACTAAGGCAGGGTCTGAAGATGTTTTTGTAACTTTAATGTTGTCAATAATGTAGTAATCAGCATCTTTTACAATAGTGACAGTGTCAATGTTTGTGCCAGTTACAGTCTCGGTTGTGGTGTATTGAACAGACTGAAGTTGAGTGGATACGTTATTGTCCATAACCGTTGTGGTTGTGGTTCCATTTGTATTTGTTGTAATAATTGGTGTATCGCCATTTTTAGCGTATACGCCCATGACTACTTGTGTGACTGTGCCAGTGTTAGATGGATTTACGTCAATAACAACATCGTTTGCTGGACTAATAATTACAAGACCAGGACCAGCAGTTTGTGGGGTATTCCAGTTTCCACCTATAGAAACACCAGTAGAGCCAGTTGAAGAAGTTACTGTTGTTCCGCCAGTGGTTACTGTAACTACGCTTGTTGTGTTATTAGTAAAAGTCTCTGTTGTAGTTGTTGTTGTATTGGCTGCATCCGCTGCTGCCTGAGTTGTGGTTGCTGTTGTTTGAGCAGAGGCAACTACTACTTCTTGAGAATCTACTGCTGCCGCTGCTTGAGTAAGAGTTGTTTGCGCTGTTGTTACTATCGCTGTTTGGCTTGTAACTGAGGCGGTTGCTTCGGCCAAAGTTTGATTGGCAGTTTGCGATGTTGCAATGGCGGTCTCCGCCGTGCTGACTGCTGTTGCTGCTGACTCGGTGGCTGCACTGGCTGTCTCTACAGAGTTAGTTGCGCTTTGGACAGCAGTTGTTATTACTTGGGCTGGTTGAGATATTGATGATGCTACCTCCGTAAGTTGGGTTACTTTTGTTTCTAGTGTTGTTACCGCAGACTCTGCCGTTGCTACAGCAGTTGACGCTTCAGTCACTGTCCCTTGCGCTGAGACGACTGAAGGGTCTTCTTGGACCACCTCCGACGACGCACTTGAACCTACATTAGTATTTTGCCCAGCGCCTCCTTGGTCGGATTGAGTGTTATCAGCATACGCTTGTGACGGAAAGATGATTGCAATAATAAATGCAATTGAAGGCATACCAACAAGAGCAGCAATGAAACGCTTTGCTGCCCTGACAGTTGTTACTTTAATGAGGCGCTTACGCACTCGGAAATACCCCCACCACAGGTTTATTTCATACAGCAAATGCTGTATTTATGTGCTTATTTTACACTATCAATCTTTAAAAATTACTTAGATGTACGCAAGTAAACTTTTCTTACTGTTGCTGGATACCACTTTTCTCCACCTAAAACTGTAGGTATGGCGTCTCTGTTAAGGTTATCTGCAATTAATTTATACGATAGACCAAGACTTCTTTCATTTTCTATTCTTTTAAGAACTGCTTCATTTACAAGAGGCAGTGGACCTAAGTCAACTCCCCAAACTTTGCCATTGTTACGTCTATCTTGGTGAACATCTTTCTGACGAAGCGAAATCATTCCGCGTTCCATCTCTGCCATTGCAGACATAATTGTTACAACAAATCTTCCTTGATAAGTTGCAGTGTCCAAACCTAAATCAAGGAGTGCTAGACGCCAGTTGTATTTATGTGAACGGTCAACAATGCTAAGGAAGTCACGAGTCGAACGAGCAAGTCGGTCAAGACGAGTGACAAAGAGGGCTTCTGCTTTGCCAGCATCTAAATCATCCAAGGCTTTCTTCAAGACAGGACGACCAGTGATGTTCTTTCCAGAACGACCCTCTTCACGAAGCATCTCCACTTCATACCCTTGCGACTCCGCTGCATAGCGAAGTTGCTTTTCTTGGGCATCAAGGCTTACCCCGTCATCCACCTGCATTTGGGTGGAGACTCGGGCATAGCAATAGGCGATTTTCTTTTCTGTCACTTAACGACCTTGAAAATCTCCTTAGTTGACTTTTTGTTCTTTCCACTTCTAAACAAGTTAAGAAAGGCTTGACCAAAGGCAACCAACAAAGCCAAACCAACAAAAGCAACGATTAGTAGCAAAGCGCTACCAAGAACATACATACCTAGTTCAAAAGCCAACTCGAATGGTGCTTTCCAGTTAATATCCATCATTTCCTCTTTTCTAGCGTAATTTACGCTTGTTTGAGCCTACCATATGTATACGCTTAGACCTAAGTGTATACAGAATATAAGCACATGTGGTGCCTATTCATAACCTTCATATTGGACGATTTTTACCCTAACGCTATCCAAATGAGCGTAAAGATAAGAATTGTGGCTGTTAGACCACCTAATAAGAACTCAATCATCACTTTCCCCGAACCGTTCCTTAAGTTCGTATCTAGCCCGATAAATTCCACCAAGATACTCTTTTGAATAACTTTCTGCTCTTAGTTGTTTATGCAGTTCATCTAGGAACTCAAGAATGTCTTTCACTTGGCGTGCTCCTTCATATGTCTAGTTAGTGTGAAGTGTGCAAAGCCAGAGCGAACTTCAATCTCTTTTTTGCACTCGGGGCAGATTACCCTGCGATTGGCTGAAACATTACTACTCATCGCAACCACAAGGTTCGTCGTAATTGAACTCGCAAAAACAACAACCCATCTTTTCTCCGTGTGCTTTGCAGTAGTAAGTAAATTGGTGTTCATCGCAGCAGACAAACAACTTGTCCATAATCTCGTAGAACTCTGTTGTATCTATTGGTTTTGACATATCCGTCCTTCCGTAGTTGTTACCCTAAGTCTAAAACCTCTAGAATAGAATGTCAAGTTCTCCAGACGCCCTTTCCGTCACTCTGAGACGACGGCTAGCCAAGGGGGGAGAGGAGGGGGTGGGGTGAGGTCTTCGAGGGGGACGCGATAGCCAACAAAGCCTGGCTCCTCCGTCCAGTACTTAGGGTTCTTTGCCAGTTCCGAGGGGATTGAGCCAAAGACCTCTACCCACTCATAGTCAGGGCTTACAGCGCACCCGTAAATTATCAAGCCATCTCTTTCATTTGGTTTGACTGGGACTTTAAAGATTGTTCGCATAGTACGAACTTCTATGTTGTGACCAACATCTGAAGTGATTTGTCCATAACTGTAGTGATAGCGATTAGCGTAAAGGGGATTGTTCCAAGGTTCTTCAAGTAAATATGAAACTGCTCTTTCAGCAAGATTGCTTCGTGTGCCAGCAACATCTTCTGGAAGCAAGTAGTTCTTATCAACACCTTTTTGATAGTTCTCTGTGTTCTTACTATTTTCTTTTATCTTTGCTCTTATTTCAGCCATTCCAGAACATATCAAAATGTCTTCTGGCACCATTCTAATTAATCGTGAAGTGGGTAGATTAAGTATCATGGACTACTCAACGCCAAAGTATTTTTTAAGCCACATTGCCTTATCTACATCGTATGGTTTGTTTGGAGTTTTATCTTCGTAGTCATCGCCATAGTTATAAGTAATGTTTTCAGTTACATCAATAATGTAAGTAGCGCCTAAACATTCGTAAGACCAGTTATGCTCTTCTTCTCTTTCAGAGACATCCATCTCCATAAATGAAGGAGGGTCTAAATCTTCATCATTGTCATCAATCCATGAGTAATACTTTGCGTGTGACTTTGCTAGATACTCTGCTTCACCACTTGAGTTTGCGTTTCCGTGGGTATCGCAACTATCGCAATACCAAACCCAGCCAGCAATTGTGCTTTTACAGGTTTTGTTTGTAATGAGGTCTTGTAGTGTTTCCATTTTTAAGTCCTTTCGTCATTTGTCTTGAGAATATGGTAAGTCTATACAATAAAAAGTGCAACTTTTTGCGCTCTCTTTCCGTTATAGGAGGAAGCGGAAAAAAGGAGGGGAGGGGGGTTAGGTGCGAGGTTTAGGTGGTTTGGGGGTGATGAGTTCCCTGACCATGTGCACGTTGTACATAATATCTCCTGTGCCATTGAGCAGGGCTAGCACCTCGGCAAAGGCTGTTTTGCGTGCCTTCTGACATCCAGAGCAGGGACAAACCCAATCGCCCCTCTGTGGAGTCTGGTTCGGGTCAGCCACCTACTTCTCCTTTTTAACTGTCTGGTGAGATACGAGTTTGCTCTCGGAAAGTAAATAGTATGTCTTGCCCCCGTCTTGGGAGAACGCCTCGAAGTTGCGCTTGCTCTGTAGAACTTCGCCCTCTTCGTCAAAGTAGTTAGAAACATCAATCCATTCATCTGGGTCATCAGTCAAAGGAGAGAGGTTGCGATAACGCAAGAGTCGCTCAAGGGTTTGCGTTGTGTGCTCGGCAGTAGCACCTGAGTGACCGAACTCTGCAAACTTAGCAACAATCTGTAGATACCACTCTATAACTTCTGGTTCTTCGCCAACTAGTTCTAGTTCACTCTTTGCGTGTTGAACAAGGCTCATTCTTCATCCTCTTGAAATATCAATTCTTCATTTGGAATGTAGACAATTAAGGGAAGTCGTGGGTCGGTAAGAACTGGTGCCCATACTTCAGTTGGATTATCAAGTTTTAAATTAAGTTCTTCTTTTAAAACTCTTTCCCATGTGTAGGCCCAGGAGCCATCACTTCCAGAGTTTGACCAACCATTGGGATGACGCTGCCAAGCACTACCTGTTGTATCAATAACCACTGAGCCTAAAGGTGGTTCAATCATTTTATTAGTCCTCTTCTTCTTTTTGTATCTCTAAAGGAGCAACGCCAAAATCAACAAGGACGTGGTAGGCAACTTCCATATAAATTGTGGCATTTGATATGAGGTCTTCTGGGTGGTGAAGTTCGTTCTTATTGTGAACCCCCCAGTTTTTTGAAAGATACTCTTTGAGTCCAGGAATAAGCCTATCTACAAATTCGTCAGAGGTCATGTAACCGCTTTTGCGTAACTCTTTATCAGAGACAGTTCGTGTTATTCGTTTTTGTACCATATTCAAATCGTATCACTTCTACAATGAAAAGTTGGTTTTTTCGCGCTCCCTTTCCGTTAAAAGCCGAAGGGGCAAAAAAGAGGGGGAGGGGTGTAGGATGGAGGGATGGTAATGGAGTATGGGTCTTGGCTGTTGGCTGTAATTGGCGTGGGCGGGATTTACTTTGTTGGTCGTAAGACCATCTGGGGTTGGCTTGTTCTGCTTTTTAACGAGTGCCTATGGATTGCCTATGCCTTGATTACTGACCAATATGGCTTTATCTTTTCTGCCTTGGCGTATGGAATTGTTTATGTCCGTTCCTACATTCACTGGTCAAAAGAAAAAGTAAACGAAATACCACTATGACAACAATAATTGGTATGCAGTTTGAAACGGGATGTTGGCTAGCCTCTGATAGCCGAACAACTGGTGAGACTGGTCGCCCCTACCACCACAGGTGGGTCGAGAAAATTACCGAGCGTGGCGAATACCTTATTGCTGGTTCAGGAGACGCCGATGCTTGCGACATCATTCAGCACGTTTGGCAGCCACCTGAGCCTCCTAAGAAAAATAGGAAAGATAAAGAGAACAACCTTTTCAACTTTATGGTGACAACAGTTTCGCCAAGTCTTCGCCAGTGTCTTGAGGATGGCGACTACGAGCAGGACAAAAATGATAAGGATGCTGGGTATCTATTCCTTATTGCTCTTCGTGGAGTTATTTACGAAATAGATAATTCAAACACCGTCTCGATGAGAGATGATGGAATCTATGGAATTGGCAGTGGCTCTAAGTATGCCATCGGCGCTCTCTACGCTGGGGCTAGTTACTTAGATGCTCTTGAAATTGCTGCAATAAATGACATTTATACATCAGAACCTTTTACTTACTACGAACAAAATAAGTAGTTTTATACAATACAAACTGCGTTTTTTCGCGCTCTCTTTCCGTTATAAACGGCGGAAGAAGAAAGTAGGAGGGTGGGTGGTGGGGTAAAATTGGGGAAGTTTCCGTTATTTGTTTGGAAGAGAGCCAATGAAACCTGGTATTGCAAATCTTGTGTGTCCACGAGGCTCGACTTTTCAACGAACCCTGACATATAGAATCGGCAAAAATGCTGTCAATATCACGGGGTGGACTGCCAGAATGCAGGTTAGAGAGCGCTACGAATCAGACTCTACTTTGGTAAGCCTCACGAGTGGTAGTGGTATCACTCTTGGTGGAACTGCTGGAACTATTGCACTTTCTATTAGTGCAGCAACAACAGCAGGGTTTCCTTCTGGAACTCATGTTTATGATTTAGAACTTATCAACACAACAGGGGAAGTAACAAGATTGCTTGAAGGAAAGTTTATTGTTACACCAGAGGTAACTCGATGACTACAAACAATAACGAAGTAACAGTTCAAATAGATAACTCTGATGTTGTAGTTTCTTTAGGAGTTGCTGGTCCGCAAGGGTCGCAAGGTCCGACTGGCCCTAGAGGATTAGCGAGCACTGTTCCTGGGCCTACGGGACCAATGGGTGCGACAGGTCCTGGTGGTTCTACTGGAGACACTGGTCCTGCTGGGCCGACTGGGCCGACTGGGCCATCTGTTACTGGTGCAACAGGAACTTTTGACTCTCACGATGGCAAAAGAATTACTGTAACAAATGGGGTTATTACAGCAATTACTGTTCTTTAGTCTGAATAGTTAGTCTTATCGTCTTCTAAGAGACGTTCAAAAATATTATCTGGCATTTTATGGCCAATTTTCTGGTGTGCCTTGAGATGGTCAATCATTTCCTGAGTTGACTCTGCTTTGTAGTAAGGCTCTGTGTCGTCACAGAAATAGCACATGGCGCAGATAACTCCGCCGTTGGTATGAGGGTAGACATTTACGTCATCTTTAAACATCTTCGCATAGGTCATATTCCCAGTATAGGGGATAGTATTAGTTATGCACTCTTTTGGCCGCGACTTCGACAATGAAGATGAGATGGACGACTATGTTGACTATCTTATTGCAGAAGGTATATTAGAAGAAGATGGCTTTGATGAGGACGGAGAAGTTACATATACATATAACTTTGAGAAGATGAAGGAAAGTAATCCTGAGTTATACGAACTAATAATGGCTGATATAAATAACAGTCTTCTTCGTCTATACGAGTTAGGCTTTGTTAAAGTAGACTATGACGAAAATCTTCAGGCTCATTTTTCTTCAACGGAAGATGGTGAAGAGTTTTTTAGAACATTTATGGAAGACAAATAAATACGCGGTTGTAGCGCAGTTGGTAGCGCGAGACCTTGCCAAGGTCTAGGTCGCGGGTTCGAGCCCCGTCAACCGCTCCATTCCCGAATCGTCTAATGGCAAGACAACCGCCTCTGGAGCGGTGAATTGTGGTTCGAGTCCATGTTCGGGAGCAGTTATTTAAAAAACCCAACCATCGCAGTAATCAGCGTCAGGTTCTTTTTGATGCCAGCGTTTGATTTTGTCGAGTGGAACATTGAGCCACACCATAAGGTCGTGGGCGCATTTGTGGCAGAGGTGGTGAGTGAAGGGCCATGTGGCAAGTTCTTGTCTACTACAGACAATTGTGTCAACAAAAGATGCGTAGCCCCCATCTAGTTTTACTAGGAGAGAGTCTTCGGGACTTCCGTAAGGTGTGCGCTCTAGTTTCTTAGAGCAGTGTGAGCATTTTTCATAAGTCTTTTTTGTCATTGTCTGTAGGCTACCTTTCTTTGTTTAGGCTGTCAAATCTTAGGCTGCTTCGTAACTTCCTGAAACTGTAAGGGTATCTTGAGCCCCAAAAGTAAATGGAGCGCCAGCGGTAACGCCTCCCCAGACTGTGGTTGCTGTGTCGTTCTGATGAATAATAGAAAAATGACTTGTTGAGTTTTTGTAGTTTCCGTTTGCAATAGCGCCATACCAAGCAAGTCCACTATTTAAGATAGATACTGGAAATTGGTAGTTAGCATCGTAAGCAGTTACTGGTAGTCCAAACATCCATGCCCCAGCACCACCAGTAGTTGTACTTCCATAAGTTAGTTTGAGATTAAAAAATACAGTTTTTCCTATTTGCTTGTAGCGACCAGTAAGTGAGCCATTACCAATACTCGGTGTTGAAGAGTCAGATGTCCATGTTGGAGTGTAAGAAGTCCATGCTGTTAGGTCTGATGCTCCTGCACCTGTGGCTCCAGTCGGACCCGTAGAACCAGTTGAACCTCGAACACCCATAAGAAGAATTGTCCAAGAAGAATACTCACCAGAACCTACTGCGTAGGTGGAAGTCATATAAATATAGCCACCAGTTAGGTCTGTGATAGTTCCTTCAACATAATTTGATGCGTCGTATTGAACACGAATGTAGTTGCCAATTTGAAGAGCACCAAATCTATTTACAGGAAAGTTATATCCACCTGTAGCAATACCTAAAGTTGCTGTAGAAGTAATGCCAGTGAAGGTTGCGCCAGTAGGTCCAGTTGGACCTGTTGCCCCCGTACTTCCTGTTGCTCCTGTCGCCCCCTGCGCTCCTGTCGGTCCAGTTACTGTACTTGCTGCGCCTGTTGCGCCCGTAGGCCCTTGAGGACCTGTTGGTCCAGTTGCGCCATTAGTTCCATTAGTTCCGTTAGTGCCATTAGTTCCCGCTGCACCTGTGGGTCCAGTTATTCCTTGAGAACCTGTATCACCTTTAGCGCCTGTGGGTCCTACTCCTCCAGTGGGTCCTGTTGCTCCAACGCTTCCGCTAGTTCCTTGAGCGCCAGTAGGCCCAGTGCTACCAGTAGCCCCGTTAGCCCCAGTAGGGCCAGTACTACCTTGAATGCCTTGTTGTCCTTGTTCACCTGCTACTCCTTGTGTTCCTGTGGGTCCAGTGGAACCAGTTGGTCCAGTTGCTCCCACATTTCCTTGATTTCCAGTTGGTCCAGTTGCTCCTTGAACTCCTGTGCTTCCTGTAGGACCGATAGGTCCAGTCGCTCCTGTTTCGCCATTTGCTCCTGCACTTCCCGTTGGTCCAGTTGGTCCAATTTCTCCTTGTGGTCCTGTGGGACCGATTGGTCCTTGAGGACCTTCATTGCCACCGCTGTTATTACCACTACTAGTTATTTTAGGTTGAATGTTGACTTTCATATTTACCCCTAGAGAAGGTCAAACCAGCCGAGGGAAGACTTTACGTTTCCTGTGCCAGATACTGTTCTTACAGAGAGAACAAAAACATCACTTACTGGAGTATCTGAATTAGTTCTTCCTAACTGAAAAGCAAAGTTTGCTGCATTAGCATCTTCTGAAGTAGTGCTTTGATTAGTTGCTCCAAAGAAACCATCTAACATATGCTCTCCGCCAACCATAGAAGTTGCAGAGATGTTGTATTCAACATTAAGTGCGTTATGAGTTAGCCACGAACCACCAGTGATACTTGTTGGGTTTTTGATAAGTGCATACTCAAAATCCCCGCTGGATGTGGGAAAAAGGTCTATTAAACCTGGAACAATAACAGAGTCAGTTTTTCCTGATGCCATACGAATAGCAATAAGTGGATAGTAGTCAGTTCCAACTGTGGCACTGCTACGAAGTACTGTATGGGTTTTACTACTTTTAAAATATCCGCCGTTAGAAATAACAGATATGCAAACCTGCTTCATTGTGCTTGCTGAGGCTGTTGTTCCTAGGTTCTCAATCTCGTAGCGAACTGGAAGAGTTGCTGTAGTTATATAAACGCTGTCAATGTGATTAGCGTGGTCAAATTGATGACAGATAATAAAATATCCGTCAATAGCAAAACCTAAACGAACTGAGCCCACCCCGAGCCATTCATATTCGGAAAAAAGAATTTGGGCTTTAGTTAAATCTAGAACAATGTCTGATGGACCTGAGCCGTCAAGTGGGTCTATATTCCACTGAGATTGAGGGATTCTAGTCTCGACAACTTGACCAGTCGTGTAACTACGCTTAACAAAGTATATGTTGTTTCCATCTTGCTCTAGGTAGAAACCGTTTTGACGACTGAAATATCCTGCACGCTGGCGTAAGTTTGTCTTAGGTGGAGCAAAAACAAAAGTCTGCATAACCTGTAAAGACTTGCCTGGTTGATATGGAAATACTTTTTTGGTCTCTCGAAGGACCTTAGAACCAGAAGTTGTTGTGACGGTGAGGGAAGAACTGCTCTGTTCTGCAATATGAGAGACCGTTGCTCCATTTGCTGTTATATCGCTGAAGTCGCCATTTTCATTGTAGCGATGGCTTGAGTCAAAAAGGACATATCCTTCAGCAGTTTTGATGCGCCCAAACATATCGGTTCGGAAAGAGCCATAACCGTTGGCCTTAACATTAGGGATTGTCATATAAGAAGTTTACAGTAAGAAAGGCCCCCCGAAGGGAGCCTTTCTCGTTGACGGATGGACTAAAGATTACGAATTAGTCGTGCTACATACCTAAGAACTTCATTAGGGCGCCACGATGGGTCAACTTCAATTTGCTCTACTTGTGTAGCAATCGCTTCTTTTTGATTGCGTAGCGCTTCGTCGTGACCCCAACCATATTTAGGTTCTAGTGTGTGCTCATTAGGATTGGAGGACATAACGGTTCTTTTTCAAGATTGGCTTGTAGCAAGTGCTATCTGAGTTATGGTTCTTCAAATATCCATAGCGTGCCAAACGGAATCGCAATGAGCCGTGTGTTACTCCTAGATGTCGAGCCAAATTGCTAAGGTTGACTTTCTCTACAGTAAGTGCGTAGTTAATTAGAGATGTGTATTCCTCTGCTTGCTCACGATACTTAGGTGAGTGCGAGCGAACTTTCTGCGCCTGTGGCTGAAGTTCTAACAATCGCTTAAGAGTCTTAGCAGATGGGTTATTGACCACTCGTGGAGCCTTGACAGGCTTTAGAGGTGGCAATGGCATAGGAAGTCCAGCAACAGATGCTCGTGACTTATCTGCATTCTCATAGTCATTATTAATAATTTGTCGAACTCGCTCACGGGTCAACCCACCTGCTGCATCAGCAATGGCTTGAAGACTCCACGAGTTTTTCCGTAGGGCTTTAATATATTCATTTCGCTTGATGACATCGTCATCAATCTTTTTAAATGCTGCAACTACATCCTTTGGCAGGGTGATGTTGCTCTTGTAATAAGGGCTAGTCATTTTTTCTTTTCCTTTCGGGGAAGTATGTCTTTCCGTCGTGTATGTATTACATCACATTTGACTATAGGGATGCAAGTTGTAGATTACTTACCTGACTTTAAGATAAGTTGTTTGGATGTTGGCTTAGTGTAATCAGCCAATTGCAAATATCATCAAGCCCGAAGGATTGCATATCTTCTGAACCTAAAAGTTCTTCCAGTTTGTGTAGATAGAAGGAAAGTTCCTTATGTGGGATTTCCGTCTTTTCGTGGATATATTTATACATACCATCAAGAATCTCCCCTATAAAAGCAGGGTCAGAGGAGATGAAGCCATTGTCATAGACAATTTTCTTAAAATTGCTATCTTCCTCAAGAGGGTCCATAATACAAGTATAGTGATAGAGTTGAGGAATGATAGCGGGTTATGAGCAAACACAGAGAATCTGGCAGCAGATTAATGAAGAACTCCAAGGGTCCAGTATTACGAGTGTTGATACGAGTACTGGCAATCTACATATTTATGTGGCTGGTCGGAAGAGTGAGTGGGTATTAGTCATTGCTGGACGGATGTCTATTGCATCCAACCCTGCTCTACCAGATGAGATGGGATTATCCCCTGAATTTTTTGTAAATCACTTTGTTAATCAAATAAGTTCTACTTTTATAGAGCCATCATTTTTTGATGTTGACCAAGAAAATAAGTTTGTCAGCATAGACAATGCAAGTATTGAGTTATTGGGACCACAGTTCTCTTTCATGCTTCAATGTGAAAAGTTCGGTTTCTCAATGGTAAACGACGACTCAGATAACTAAGTAGTTCCTCATGGGGTTTAAAGAGGAATACGAAGTTTTACCTATCTCTTATCAGTTTGCTATGGGGATAGTTGTAGAAAAACACTACTTACACCGTAAATGCCCTGTGAGTCACGCCTTTGGGTTATTCAAGGTTGGGAATAGTGACGAATGTTATGGGGTTGTTACTTATGGAGTTAGCCCGTCATCAACTCTTCTCAAAGGAATATGTGGTCCAGAGGAGTACCAGAATGTCTACGAACTTAACCGCTTATGGGTAGATGATAGAGTCCCTAAGAATGGGGAGAGTTACTTAGTCTCCAACAGTATGAAAAGGCTTAACAAAGAAATTATTGTTTCTTTTGCAGATACATCGCAAGGGCACGTTGGCATTATTTATCAGGCAACAAACTTCTTATACACAGGGCTGTCGTCAAAGTTCCGTGACCCAAAGGTAAAAGGCAAAGAAAATCAGCACCACGCTACATACGCTAACGGGCTAACAAACGCTCAAGTTATTGAGAAGTTTGGGGCCGACAATGTTTACTTTGTAGACCGCCCTCGTAAGCACCGATACATCTACTTCAATTGCAGTAAGACAAGGCGCAAAGAGTTAATTAAGAAACTTCGTTATCAGGTTCTTCCATATCCAAAGGGTCCGCTGGAATAACATCGGTCTCATCAAAGATGTCAGAGGCAATATCTACTAGAGCAGTCTCGTGCTCGTAGAAGTGGTGTCCGCAGAAATACAGTTCACCTGATGAAAGAAATACTAAAAACTTTGCTTGTGCAATACACCTATCGCAACGGTCTTTAGGAGATAGAACTTTCTCTTCTTGGATTACAGCAACCACTATAGGTTTCCCATCTTTTCATATTCCTCTTTGCAGAGCGGACAGATTGGATACTTCTCGGGGTCACGGGACGGAACCCAGACTTTGCCACAGAGGGCGATAACTGGATAACCATTTATCAACGCCTCTGTGACTTCGTCCTTATCAACGTAGTGAGCAAAACGGTCATGGTCACCGCTGTCTGTATCTACGCGAGTGTCTGTGTCGGTCTCGTAGGCCATTTTGCTCATAGCCAATTTTAGTATGTAATCGGTACTAGTGATTTGAGAACTAATTCTTTAGACATAAATGCTAGATGTGATGAAACATCCTTACTTCCATAAGAGATGACAAACTCTTTATCATTTGCTACTATTCCAGCAGCAAACTCGACTCCTGGTTGAAAGAAGTGAAAGCCAGCAGAAAGCGCAATGATGCGCCCTTTCTGGTCATACTGTGCAAAGTGATGTGCGTAGTTTCTATGATGACTACTTACAGTGCTAAAAGTTTGACGCGAGAATAAGTTCTCTGTCTTTCCCCACATACGATGAACAACCGCTAGATAAGTTCCGTCTTCTAACTGTAAAAGATTAGTGTTTCCACGCAAGGCAGAAATGTCTGGGTGGTCGGTCATCCAAGTAGAAAGAACTCCATCTTTAATAGTTGCATTAGGACCATAGATAAAGTCGAAGTTAGGGTTTGGTTCAGGGGGTGCCATCCAGTTTTTCTCTGGGCGCTTTACATCAATTCCAGCAAACTTCTTTACTGAAACAACTTTAGTTGCTTTTTTATCAAGATGGCCTACAACCATTCTTGCCACAGGAGTATGCGCTTCCATCATCACAGCAGTAAATTTCCAGTGGTCCCCGTCCCAAATAAGTTTGGGGTCTTCTAAACCACGAACAACAGCAACATCTAACTTAGAAGTATCAATCTGACGCAAGTCTTTTATGTCAAAGTTTTTATCTAAGTCAGCAAACCAAAAGTTGCTTTTAATAGTTCCTGTAGAAGTTGTTACTGTGTAGGCTCCATCTGGAGTGATTACATAGTTACTTGAACGAATTGCAAGAGCATATCCCTTACGACCAGACTTACCTATCGAGGGGTTGGTGGCGGACCAGAACTTGTCATCTGCTTTAACAAAGCGACGAAGGTCTTTAATTCTTCCGCCTAATTCTTCAAAGGTTGGGTATGTATATTTCATTAGTCTGCGTAAATCACTTTCGGGTGTCTATCAACAACGCCACTCTTCTTGTGAGCGATGGTGAATATGTTATCGCCTGTGTGATTTAGTTGATAACCTGCTGCTTCTAACTTGTGGATGTCTGTGTAGTTAGGCTCTTCAAAGGAGTTCTCGGTCCAGATAGTTCCATCAAAACCTGCTGCTTTAACAACCTGCATAACGCTGTGAATACTGTATTCATAGTTATGTCGGTATAGGGAGCGGTCATGGCGATATTGCATATAGAAATATGGCTCTATTCCTCTAAGCATCTTTGTAATAGACCAAGTGCTTACTGCGTTGGGGGTAGTTAGAATAAGGGTCCCTAAGTCTTTAGTAATTCTATTTACCTCTGAAAGCATATGCATCGGGTCAACTTCCATATGCTCAAGGACCTCCGTGCAAAGAACAAAGTCAAAATGCTCGCTAACAAACATAAAACCTTGCTCTTCAATATTAATGCGAGCCACTTGAACTTCTACTGAATGGTCATTAAGAGTAAAAATGTCTACACCCATTGGAGGCTTTTCTAAATCAAAATCCGTGACAACAACTTCTAAATCTGGGCAAAGTTTAGAAAGAGCAATTGGAATAAGACCAGTTGTTCCAATCTCAAGCAGTCTACCTTTAGGTTGCATATCTACAAGAATTTGTAAAGTTCTTGCCATACGACGTTTGTGGTTGTTGTGGTAAGTATCCTCAAGAGAAATAAGAGACTCTAGTGTCTCTCTAATCTCTGAAGAAATACCTTCGTATGGTTTGTTAATCATGTTTGTAGTCTATGTTAGAACAGAGAAAAAAGTGGCTGTGAGCGAGTGACCAGAATCGAACTGGCACTATCTGCTTGGAAGGCAGATGCACTACCATTATGCAACACTCGCGTTGGAGCAGTTTTACGACTTGCTCAGGTCGTAAGGCTGAGGCACGTTTAGGGATTGCCTCTATCTGAGAGGTAACCCCCCTCAGCGCTTAAGGCTTACTTTACAGTAATGGTGCGAGGTTTCTTCTCTTCGGGAACTTCTCTTTTAATCTTGACAGAGAGAATTCCGTCTGTAAATTTTGCTGACTCTACTTCTACATAATCTGCCAAAGCAAATGTATGTTTGAAGTCTCTAGCAGCAATTCCTCGGTGGACATAGTTGCTTGTGTCCTCTTTGTCCTTTTTACCTTCAATGGTCAATGTCTGTTCCTGTTGAACAATTTCAATATCATTCTTTGAGAAACCAGCAACTGCCATCTCGATTGTGTAGTCATCCTCGTCAACCTTGATGATGTTGTATGGAGGATAAGAGGTTGTTGTTACTGAGTTATGGAAGTTGTTTAACATATCCCAGTGGCGGTCAAATCCAATGGCCCAGTTGTTGATTTTTGGAAGCCAGTTCTCAAATGAAGAGTTGACCGTAGTTGTTGATACTGAAGGGGATGTGATGTATGTCTGATAGTTACTTACTTCTTTAGACATGGTTGTGCCTACTTTCTGCTACCCCGTTAGGCGATAGCGGTCTATTCCCACACCGTTCGGCTGTGGTTCATCTAGTATAACAAAAAATGAGGTAGGATTATTTCATGGCTAAAGGAAAAGGTGGAGCCTCGACTCCCGCAAAAGTGCAGACAGGTGCTAACCGTCCTAATGGGAAGGCATATAAGAAGTTCATCAAGACTATGGTCTTTGACGAGCGCCGTGGTCGTTATAAGTTAGTTCGTGTTCCAAACACTAAGTAGTAACAACTTGCTGACCTGGGAGGGCTCGAACCTCCGACATAGCGATTAACAGTCGCTCACTCTGCCAACTGAGTTACAGGTCATCGTTCGCTTCGTGCTTTGCTTCGCACTGACGTGCTAAGTCTGGCACAACAAACATTTTTTCGCAGTAGAAACATTGCCACTGCTTTAGTCTTTTCTTTTCTGCTTCGTAGTAATCCACTTACCCTCCGGTTGAGTAGAAGCCACGACCTTTAAACATTGCAGGAGGAGAATTGTAAATGCGCTTTAAGTTAGCACTACATTGTGGAGCAGAGCAACTAAAGACTGTTTGTTCTTCAGCCATAGGACGCTCTTGAATGTTGTAATGTCCTTCGTCGCATTCGTATTCATATGTTGCCATTACTTACCGTATTTCATCCAAATATACATAACTGTCATTCCACAAGCCATTCCCAAAAAGGGAAGGAATATGACTAACCAACTATCGCTACACATAAGAGTAGGGTAGCACTCTGGCTACTCGTCTTCCTTTGTGAAGAGAATAATTGCTTGGGCTAATAGATACCCAACTAAGCAGGTAGTGCCAATATACTTCAGAAAAAATAATAAAGAGTCAAGCATTACTTACTTTTCTTTTCCTCATAGGTTTTTCTAGCACGCAAGAGGGCATCAAAATCCTTAACTTTTGTATCTCCCATATATGACCAAGCATAACCGCTGGCAATAAGACCTTCATTAACAGACTGCTCTGCGCCATCTATATACAGCCAACCTAAAACACGTCCGTATTTTTCAGTTGAATCTGGCTTTTCTGTTTTGATAACAACAGTTTTCGCTTCGCTAAGAAGTTTCTTTAGTCTCTCTTTTACTTCTAAACCTAAAACTTTTTCTGCCTTGTCCTTTGTTCTAGACTCAGGGGTATCAATTCCAGCAAGACGCACTCGTGAATAGAAAGATATATCAAAACCTAAATCAATGTCAACATCAATAGTATCTCCGTCAACAACTCCAATAACTCTTTTTACTCGATATTCATACATTACTTATCTTCCTCTTCTACTTTGGTTCCAGCGGCAGATGTGCCATTAAGCATAAAGCCAGAAATGACTCCGACTAAAAATGAAATAGTTGTTGAGAGCAGACCAAAGAATGCTTTGTCGTTTTCAGATTGAACTTCACCGAGTGGCTGAGTAACAAAAGTTACAGCGTAGATAATTGCCATTGTTGCGCCAAAGACGGTCATAGCAAGCATAAGACCTACATAGAAACGAAGACGAGCGTTAAGTTCGTCTGTAGTGAAGCGTGGTCGTCTATTTATTTGGAGACGAGGCATCTTCATATTCGGAGTCTTCATCGTAGAGTGGTGTTCCTCTCATTACATCTTTGGTGCAAACACCAAAGCCTTCACAGTTAGGTGGTTGACAATCTGGTGTATCCCAGTTTGCAGGGTCTTGGCAGGGATAACGGTAGACCTCTTTGAAGTCATACTTTCCACAGCCAGTGAGCAAAAAGGCACACATACTGATTACAACTAGTTTCTTAAACACAAACGTCCTCCCACCCACTATTTTACGGGTAGAAGGACGTAGTGAGAATGAGTTTTAGAAGGTGCCCTCTTCAAGCAAAACAAAGCCTGTTTCACGGTCAAATATACGATAATCAGCGCTGACAACTGCAAAACGCTCTTTAACCTTATTGATGACAATTTCTTTGTCTAGTGGTCCGCAGGTGTAAAGGTCAAACTGAAGACGGGCTGGCATTTCTTCATCCCAGATATGAAATGCAATATGACTGGTCTCAATACCAACAATTGCTGTAACTCCTTGATTTCCTGGAGTGTTTACATATGCTGCTAGTGGACCCATCAACTTCTTCATCCCGATAGATTCAACAAGGTCGTCAAGAAAATCAATTGCTGCTTGGTATGTATCTAGCGGGTCCATAATCTTTGCATTAATAAGTATGTGCTTATGCTCTATTGCCATTGTCAGGGCTCTCCTTAATCCTTCTCAATATCTTCAAGATACCACACTTGGTCTTTAAATAGGGAGTATGGGACAAGACTTTTGCCTTCTATCCCATGCTTACTTCTATAAGCATCTCTCTCATTTTTAGTAGTCCCCGCCCAAAGGCCAAAAACTGCATACTCTATAGCGTAATCAAAACACTCGTCCTTGGCTGGACAAGCCGCACACATTCTCTTTACTTGGTCAAGATGAAGGTAATTACTGTTCTCATCGTCTGGAGTAAAGAATAGGTCTATCTCAAGACCTAAGCATGATGGCGTATTTTTGAATAGCATCTAGCCTTTCTGATTATCGGTGATTAGTTTAACTTCACACGCATCAGTTGTGCAATAGGCTTCACCGATTGCATCGGCAGCCATTCCTGCATAAACACCTGAGAAATCAATTGGGAACAACTTCATCACGCCTTCTTCCTCATAATCTGCCTCTGTGATTTGTGTGTAAGGCATTTGAGGATAGGTAAAGTTTCCTGAAGGAAGGAAAGAAACAGTCTTGAGTTGGCCATCATAAAGATGAAGAACAGTTCCAACCGCTTCTGATTCTGTTTCAGGATTGAAAGAGATAGTTACTGATACAGAGTTATCTGACCAGTAGCGCTGTGCGTATGCTGCTAGCGCCATCTTTTCGTAGATTGAGACATCCTTTTCAGCCCTCTTGGACTCAGACTTGATTGGAAAATAAACAACCGATGTAGTGTCTGGTGATTCCGACGCTGGTTCAACTTTGTAGTTCGCCAACTTAAATAGGGGAAGCATAGGGTCAGAATTAGCAAAGCGAATAGTACGCATAAAATACTTACCGCCAGGAGTCCAATGAACCCCAGGACTTTCACCAGCGAGAATAGAAACCGTGCCAGAAGGCTTAATGGTTGTTGTCTTAATAGATTCACGGATTCCGAGCCATTCAGAGTAATTAGTATCGTAATACTTAATTGTCTCGTATCCCTTGTCCATCCATTCACGCAATTTTGGAAGTCCACGGTTATCTGCAAAGTTTGCTACGCCTGACATTGAAGTTCCAATGCGACGATTGCGCTGCATAATTGCATTTGTTTCTGCCCAGTGGGTAGGCAAAAGTGTCACAGTCTTGGCATAAAGATATGCAAACTTAAGTGTGCGCTTGTAGTCCTCAAGAGTTTCGTGACGATTTAGGTAGGTCTCAACGAGTGTGCACATTTCATAAGACTCTAGTGACTGCTCAGCGCAAGGGTTGTAACCTTCAACGCGATAATCCTTGTTGTTAGGTGGGTCAACCAAGCGACCATATTCACGAGAAACATCTAACCAAATAACTCCTGGCTCTCCGTTACGAGCAATGCCATCAACAATAGAGTCAAGGTTTGCACCAACGTGAGCCTCTACAGAGTTGTTAGACATCCAAGCCCAGCCAGGATTCGCAGGGTCGTAAGAGTTGCGCTCTGGGTAAACGTCAGGGTTCTTTAAGTTAAGGAAGTCTGGGTCATCAATGCGACCAATAAGAAGTTCTGCTGAGCGACGAACGTTGCCTGACACAACGCAAACACCAATCATATTTCCAATGTCTGCAATGTCCTTGCGAGTTACTTTCTCTCCTGCACGACCTGAGAACAACTTAGTAATGTGATTTACAAGACGCTCTAACGGTTCTGGTCCTGCTGCTGTTCCACCGAAAGTTTTAATCGGAGTTCCTGCTGGACGGACTTCTTTGTAATCAAATACTGGAGCCTTCGTATCTGGTCGTAAGTAGGCATTGATGATGAGTTCAAGTGTTTTAACCCATCCTTCTCTGGTGTCTGGTACCACATATGTCTCTTCTCCTTGTGGTGCATAAATTGTAAATTCTTTGTCGGCACCCTTGTCATCAAAACCAACACCAACACCAAGCATTGATGCTTCCATAAGAAAAGTAAATGGTTTTGCAGGGTCGTTCTTTGTCATTTCTTTTGTTGAAACAAATGCACAGTTTTGTAATGCAGCAGAGTTGCGTTGTGTATTAACAAGTGGTGTTCCCATAACCCAAAGTCCACGACCTGGAGGTGACCACTTCAATTCAAACAAACGCTCGAATGCTTCTTTAGCAGATGCTTGAGCCTTAGAGTCATTCCAAGGAAGCCGCTGTGATTTAGCGTGGTCTTTCTGGATTGAATACATTCCATTGATTACACGTTCACAAACATCTGTCCATGTTTCTTTTGTGCCATCTTCTTTTAAACGAGAGTATGTTCGAAGAAAAGTAATTTCTCCAACAGAGTTTCCTGCTGCATCTCGATAACCGAATGGGGCTTTTCTTCCCTTATACCCGCCTACGAATTCTTCGGAAAGTTTAAAAGAAAATGAGACAGACATATAAAGGCTCCCTTTAATAAAGTTGATTAATAGTTTGTAATTCGTCCTACGGCATTAAACCCTAGAAACAAATCTTACAGCAACTTACAGGAGTGTAGGTTGGTCTGTCGCGTCGTTGTCTGAGGTGTTCATATCTAACACGATTGTTTTTGCTACTTCAAGTCCAAACAACAAGTGTGGTGATAGGTTGCTTTCTCTTACAATGTTGACTTTCCTTTGTATAAGTTCAGCAATCTTAAGTCGCGTTTCATATTCAATTCTAGAGCGTTCTTGGTCATAACTGCTCCAAGAAATGGATGTGTAATCGCTGTCCATTGTTAGCCCTTTCGTGAATACTCTTCAGTTGAAGTGATGAACATATCATATGTAGTTACAGGGATTCCGCACGCTTGTGCAACCTCAACCTCTAGTTTAGCCCCAGAGGAGTCTTCCCACCCTTCAAGTGTAACTACAAGGTCTGCTTCAAGAACCGCTTTAATATCTGTTTTCATATAAACTTCTTTAGGAAGATTTATGTCACCACCAAAACATTCTGATGGGTCAAAAACTTTAAAACCGTAATCGCGTAAAACTTTTGCTGCTTTTCTAAATGCAGGGTAATTAAATTCTGGATAACCAGTCATAGGTCCTGACAAATAAATCATTATGTCCTTAATGTATAAAGTAGCGGGTTGCAGAGAACGGTCAAACAACCCGCCACTTTATAACTTTATTTACTTTAGTTTAATAATAGCAGCCCAAGTTTTTGGACCAACAACGCCATCAGCAGCACCAAGTTTTGGATTTGCTTTCTGGAATGCAACTACTGCTTTCTTAGTAACAGGACCATAAACACCATCTGGCTTTGGAACGCCAAGTTTTTGTTGAATGGTCTTAATGTGAATACCTGATTCACCTGGGTCAATTGTTTCACCTGGATATACAAGTGGGTCAGTAACAGGTGCTTTAGCAACCTTTGGTGCTACTGGATTTGCAGTTGAACCTGCATAGTCAGGGCGACCCCAACCGACAACTCCCATAAGAAGTTTCTTTGCATTGTTCTTACGGAAAGCGCGTTCCTTCTTGCAAGTTTCTCCGCCATTTCGCTGGTCTCCCTTTGGGTTTCCTGCGGTGTTTCCTTCGATACAGATGGCGATTCCAGCCTTTGCATCTACCTTTGCAACAATACCAACGTGACTAATCCGGTTGACACCGTCTCCTGGGAAATCAAAATAAATGATGTCGCCTGGCTCTGGAACATTTACTCCGTCATTGTCATACCAACGCTTTTGCTTTTTGAAAGCATCTGAACCTGCAACAGTTGAAACTGTATTAGGAACCTTTACACCTGCTTCGTTAGCGCACCACATAACAAAACTTCCGCACCAAGGCTGAAAGTTTACTTTTGTAAAAGCGCCATACTTTGTTTGATTATCTTTTGGACCTTCAATAGTTCCAATTTCTGCTGTAGCAACTTCGATAAGTCGGGCTGCTGTTCCTTGGTTTGCCATTATTTTTTCCTCTTTACTTTTCGTTGGAACTTCGTTCCTTCTTGAAGAAGTCCATCTTTGTCGCCATCTCTAGCATCAGGGTTAAAACCTTGAGCAATTTTTTTATTCAATCTATCTTCTTTAATAGTTATAATAGAAATAACTAAGGCTAAAGCAACATAAATCAATAATGCTTCCATTACTCAAGTCCCTTCATTCTTTATTCAGTCTTCTGACTGGATTGCTAAGTCTATTGTACAGGTGTGAGCGACCACCAAAACATCTTTACCGCCACACTCTAAGCACTCGATAGGCTCAACTTTATAGTGTTTTTCAATGACTTTGAGTATCTGCGCTACTTCATCTTGCAGAATAGAAATCTGTGAGTCATCTCTGTTCTTGTCAAATTCAATGGGGTTGTCGTCAACATTCCAACCGTTAAGAGTCATCAACTCTTCAACAATGCCGTTGAGGTCTGGGAACATTGGGTTACTGTTGCTATTGCTCATCGGATGCCTTTCCTACTAATACATGACCGACAGGGAAGTTGGCTGCCCAAAATGCAAGGCAGTCAGTTGCGTAGAAGTAATAGACTTTCTTGGACCAAGTCAGTACAATTGTTCCGTCCCCTTTGACTTGCGTGCGGAAATGCCCTGGGCAGTTATCCCAACTACACTGTAAATTCAAGTCAAACATAGGAAAATCCTAACAGGTGAGGTAGACTAAAACGGCTATGAGAAAACATTATGATGTAATTATTGCGACCCCTGGTCATTCGATGCACGCTTCTTATGTTGATAGTTTGATGCGAACAGTTGAGATGTTAAACCGTGAGGGGATTTCTTTTGTCCTGTCAAATGCCTACTCTAGTTATGTTCCCCACGCCCGCGAATTTACTGCTCTAGGACAGGGAAGCCATGTCTGGGATTCCAACGAGATTTATAAGGGCGTCTCATATAATAAGATTTTCTGGATTGATTCAGATATGGGCTGGAACCCTGAAGACTTCCTAAAGATATATGTAAGTGAGTTAGAAATTGTTTCTGGCATCTATGCCACTGACCTTGCTGGAAGTGTGGCAGTTTCCTACCCTAATGAAAATGGGCTACCAACTAGGGTGAATAAGGTCGAGTTCATGCTACATACCTTGCCAGTTGAAGTTTCTGGTGTAGGATTCGGATTCGTGGCTATGAAAGCAGGGGTCTTCGAGAAGATTGAGCGACCTTGGTTTGGGGCTGAGAGTTTCGTGATGGAGAATGGGATGGTAGTCAATTACGGGGAAGACTACTCTTGGTGTGTTAAAGCGCAACGGGCTGGATTCAAAATTTGGGTTGACCCCCTAGTCCGAGTAGGTCATAACAAGGAAATTGTTTTCCGAGCCGACTAGTTTTTTCTTGCTAGTATCTGCTAAAAAATCTCGCTAGTATCCTTAAATTTTCTTGCTAGTATCTGGGTTGCACTATCTTTAAAATGGTCTAAATTGGACGGCTTAAATATGAACTTATAGGATAGGTTGCTAACACAGATTTTATACTTTGAGGTAGATATTTCTTGCTAGGTCCACTAAAATACAATACATAAATATATTAATACATATTAATAAATACTACAGCGCGGAAAAAATATACATACGCGTCACGCATTATTAGTTTGTTTTTGTTGTATTGTGTATAGTGTTTAGTTATTAGTTATGTTATACTTATTGAAGAATAGACAGAATAGATTCGAGGGTTATAGAATGAAGTCAAATGAAGGAGAGACGATGTGACTGACGACTATCTTGATGCCAGAGGAATACCAACTTCTGTCTGCCCTAGATGTGGATGTGATTGGTTGATGGCTCCAATAAAACTTAATCCAGATACCTACTCGGTTTCGATGTGGGGAACAAAAGGATTCTGTTATTCATGCAAAGCAAAACTAACAATAGGAACTCCACCAGATGCAATTGATGAATGGTCGGAAAGAATGGATAGCGAAGGAGAGACAGATGACGACTGAGTTACAAGTTATTGAGGGTGGGGGATTTCCTGAAACCTTAAAGCGACAGTTGGTTGAGGAAGCCGCTTATGCTCTGATGAAGAGATGGTTCCCAAATCGTTTACCTACAGGGGAAGACTATTTGAAGTGGGTTGAAATCTCTGTGGCAGATGCTACTGCCGTGGTTGAGCATTTTGTAGATTCAGGGATTCTAACCGAGGAGAAGAAATGACCCTAAAGGTTTCATTGACAGTTTTAGATTTCTTTTTAGTTTATTTGTTTGCAGTAGTTGGAACACTTAATGCTATATGGATTAGAAACTTCAAAGAACGACAAAAGCGCAAGGCAATGATTGAGATGTTTATAGACCATGTATCTGAACAGATTAAGACCGAAGAAGATTTTAAAGATATAACCAAACGGTTAAGACGAGAGATGGGAGAAGACGATGAGTAATCCCCTAGAGAGAACGGGGTTGAACCTAAAGGAGTTGGCAGAACTAAATGCCGCCTTAAAGCAGACCCGACAGAAGAACGACAAAATCTGTATTTGCGGTCATGCTAGCGGAAGACATACTTGGACCGAGGAGTTGCAAGCCCATACTTGCCAGCCACCAAGATTCAACTGTGAATGTAAAAAACTTGTTGAAGTTGTAAAGTCAACAGATACCAGACCATTTGTTCGAAAGACGATTGGAAATGGAAAGCGTCACGCCTTGATTCTTGGAATGCAAAGTGCCATAGAAAAGGGAGCCACAGTTGAGTGGACTGTTCCTAGCGTATGTGCTCGTTGTAAAGAAGAGGGTCCAACTGCACCATGTGTAGTTAGCCCTGAAGGAATTATCTATGATGGAATTCCAGAACGTAGAACTGGTGAACCGCCAAAGCCTATCTATCATGCGTTGCTCTGCCAAGAGTGTCGAGAAGGAACTAAGGAGTTACGATGAACAGAAAACAACTTGAAGATGTTATTGCTAGTCAACTCCAATCAATGATGATGAGCCGAGAGATTGAACCTGGCGCTGTTCCTGACTTGATGAAGTTTATTGTAGAAGCAGTAGATACTTGGCAGAACTCTAAAGTCGAAGAGTTAATGAAGAAGGTTCGTGATTGGGAAGAAGCCTTTGATGGCACCAATGAAAACCTCTACAGTTTAGGTGTCCGTCATTCTATAGATTTGATTCGAGAGAGCGACCATAAACCGCTTGACGAAAAAGACTATCGTGATATCGAGAGAAAGATTACTAGCGATGATTTCAAACAATCCTAGAACTTGCTGTCGTTGTATGGTCACCAAGACCGCTGACAACTTTGTGACCCACGGAGTTATCTGCCACCCTTGTGCTGAAGAGTCTAAAGAGAACTATGAAAAACACCTATCAGGAAACAGTTTTTCGGGCGTGTCGGAATAATATTTTCTATACAATAGAACTATAGTTTTACCTAGGATTTTACGCTCAAAATGGGTTCCTTGTTTATACAAGAGTGACTATGTAACACCGTTTCCCAAAAAATCTTTTGCCATCATATATGCTACATTGTGATGTAATGCGGAGTCCTTCCAAAATCCTCCGCGAGGAGAAACACAAAGATGAATAAAGCAATGATTGAGTCATACGTCAGAAACCTTGCTGGTCAAGTTATCGGCGCTGTGATGATTGTCACACAGACTTCAGGAATTTCTAGCCCTCTAGACTTCGGTTCTAGTGAGTGGCTTCTCGTAGCAAACGCTCTATGGGCGTCCCTTGTACCAGTCGCATTGCGATATGTCAACAAGAAGGACCCAGCGTTTGGCAAGGTCGCAGAAGCAGCGGCAGCCGATGTATCGAAAAAAATTGTAAAGGCAGCGGCAGCGAAGAAGACAGCGAAGAAGAAGTAAATAACTTCTTAAAGATGTGGCGACAGCCCTCAGATAAAAAATATTCAAATATATATTCTGGGGGCTGTTCGTCCTTAACCGAGAGTAAAAAGTAAAAACTAATGGCAACCGAGATTGACCTATTTGGCGAGCGCGAAGAGGAAGACCCAACCTCTAAACTTCCTGACCTCGACACCCCCTATGATTACCGACCCGACCTCTCAGCCCTCGGACTCCTTGAGCACGAACGCGGCATCGTCGAAGACACAGCAGATAACCGCAGAGCGCTTCGCGCCGCGGGCTTGCAGTGGGATACAGTTTATGACCAACTAGGTCGCCCAACGGGCTTGATTGCAGGACGCTCACAGGAAGCACTAAAAGAGCGTCGCCTCCAAAGCCTTTCCGAAAAGCGAGCGCTTCTAACCGACCCAACTAAAAACAACTCAGACTTCTTAACGGGCCTCGACCTTTTGGTAGATGAGGCTGCTTGCAAGGTTACACCACCTTGGGTACTTGGCGCAACCCGTCTATTCGTTGACGAGGAAAACGGCAAGGTAGTAAAAAGTAAAAACCGTGCCCCTTCCAGTCTACCCCACCGATGCCGAATTGTCAAGACCGACGGCATCCGCTGTATGTTGTGGTCATCGGGTCGCCCAAAGGATGACGGCTTGTGTCGCATCCATCTACGAACTAACCGTCGGCCAGGAGCAGATGTCGAGTGGGCACGCCAGAAGTTAAAGCAATCTGCGAGCGCAGCCGTTGATGTTCTTGAAGAGTTGATGGATAACGCCCAGTCCGAACCAGTCCGCCTCAAAGCCTCAACCGAGATACTTGACCGTGCTGGTGTTCGAGGAGGTGTGGAAGTTGATGTCGGCGGCCAGATTGAAGTTCGGCCCGCCAAGGACATCGTGGCTGAAAGATTGCAACGGCTCGCTGATGCTGCACAACGGAGAGCGGCCAGCCTCCCAGATGCGAAAGTTATTGAGGCTGAAGTAGTAGTTGAAGATTCAATTAACTCAAACGGCGAGGAGCCAACCGATGGAACTAAATAACTTAGAGGAGATGGCGGCCCGCCTGGCTGAAAGACTTCAAGAAGATATTCCTTTGTCAAAGACCAGGGAAGAACATATCCGCGTAACGGCTCGCGCTAACGAAGCCCTTGAACTTCTTAACCGTATAAAAAGTAAATAGTTATCTAAGTAGGCTTGGTAGGAACCTAGCCTACTAAGATAACGTAACCGTGTCAAATCGAACGACGGCGTGTCGTAAGAGTAAAAAGTAAAAAGTAGGGACTGAAGATGGAAACCGTATTAACCGATTGCTTCTGGTGCGGCGAGGCGTATGACAAGTCATTAACCGTATGCCCCCAATGTGCAACCAAAAGAGAAGAACGGCTTGCCGCTGAAGAGCGGCCCGCGTAAGGAAGTTGTTTGGATGTTGACCGCTGCGCCGGTGCAGTAACGTTCATATAACCGTAGGATTCGTACACCCTTAGTTCTAACCGTATACACAGAGCGGCCTGGAGGATAACCGTGCTTGATGTGATTAAACTCATAAGCGGCGTGACCGTAATGCTCGCTGCTGTTTATTACTTCTCCCGTTTCCTAGGTTGAGTCAACCGCGAGTAAAAAGTAAAAAGTCGAAAGCGGCCTGGTAGAGGAACCGCAAGTTGTTTGTGTTTAACCGCTGCCTGGAGGAGGACCTTCGCCAGATGCCAACCGTCGAAGTTGTTGGGATGAGTGGGACAGAACCCTGGCGTGGACAACCGTGATGCTGCCAGGTAAACCGCTGGAGTTATTGGGATGTTGGTACCAGGACCGGTCGGACCGCAAGGACCAACGGGACTCATGGGACCAACCGTTAATTAATAAGTTGTTGTGATGTCTACCTGGCGGCCAACCGTCTTCTGAGCCACGCTTAGAAAAACTTGACAACGGCTTGCCTGGGGAGTAGACTGCTTTCGCATCTCCGATGCGAAAGTGAACTTCCAAATAACTTTTCGACAAACGGCCCGCCGCCACTGAAACCTCCGCCACCACCACCACCAGTTGACAACGGCGAGCGCTGCTGTTATGTTGCTGCCATGGATACAAAAATTATCGAAAGACTAAAGCCAACCGCTGACTTCTATGCATGGCAGGAACACGGCCTGTGTAGAGATGAAGACACTGAAATATTTTTTCTTGAACATGGTCAACGGGGCCACGAGAAAGCGGCCCGCGAATCGAGAGCGCTCGCAGTATGTGGGGCGTGCCCAGTAAGAACGGCGTGCCTTGAGCACGCACTCAACGTCCCCGAGCAATACGGGGTGTGGGGAGGCATGACCGTTGAACAACGGCAAGCGCTAGTGGGGAACCGATGGGACTCATAACGGCGTGGGTTGGGTACGCACTGCTCAAACGCGAAGTGCAAAAGGGATACATCCAGGTAACCGCTGATGTCGAGGAGTTGTTGGAAAGATACCTTGACCAGGAGCCTGAACCGAACACGCTCTTCCAAATTGTGGACGGACAAATTGTGGATGCTGTAACGGGTGAGATTATTAATCTTCCGCAGACTACAGATGTAACCGCTGAAATGGAAGAGACCGCTAGAGCACGACATGATTTGACAACGGATTGAGACCGCTGTTACTTTGAGATTCGCAAAGCCGTTTAGAACATCTACCTTTCTCGTTCTAAACACTATGGCTTGGTTTGATGGGTTTCCCCGCCATCAGCGAACACGGGGACTTTTTTATTAGACACGACTTGACAAAATGAAATCCAACCCTTATACTTGGTCTAACAACTACACAGGGGGGATTATGGATACAGTCCAAAAAATCAGACTGCACTGGTCTGATGGCACCACCAACACTGTCTTCGAAGACGATGTTGTTGATTTACTTCTCGACCAAACTTTCATTAATGATGAAAGCGGGAAGCGCCCAGTAACTGTCGTAAAGACAGAACGCGTTACAGTTGAACGCAAATAACTAAG